CTAGAATGATAATTCTGAGCAATAAAACCACAATCAGGATTAATCTCCAAATACTTACCCATAAGATCTCTAAAATAATAGTGAGCAACCTTATTAGGACCAGCATCCAACAACAAACCAAAAGCTTTTGCATAAGCAGCCGCAATAACGTTGGTTCCGTAACTAAACCAAGCCTGAGGATCTAAACAGGACTTGGTAATAAGAGGACCAGTTTTGCGCCAGCAAAAGACATAGGGAGCATCTAAATCAGGATGAACAGGATTAAGATTTTCATCATATTTAACAAAATATCGCTGTAAAAAATGTATGCCAGTAGAAACAATTTCATCATTCTCAATCCAAGTAAAAAACCTATCAACATGATCTGGTTTAGGACAAAGCATAATAGTTTCTTCTCTTTTAAGCACGAGACCAAACTTTTGAAAAGCAGTTATCAATTTATCCGGGACATTATCGATACATCCAAACATATGTTTATACGATCTATGAAGACCAATAACCGTATCATCACCATAAACAGCATGGCAGAACTTTCGCCAGTGAGCAAATGGATTACGGATACCTGCTTCCAATAAAAGGATCATAAAAACACATTTGGTAACAAATATCAAAGATATAGTATCTCCATGAGAAGTCATAAGGTAACCACTACACATCATTCCAAGAAATATGTAAAACATATCATCCAACCAATGAACAACCTTACAATTAGCATAACCCATCTCAAGGACAAAGATATTAATAAACATATCTCTATCCATACCTGGAGACTTAGAAAAATCATAACTAAATATCCTAAGCCAAAGAGTAATAAACAACAGTAAAGGATTAAATGTAAAGTCTTGAGAAGAAAGATCAAGAAGTATATAACAAGTGTCATGAGCATGTCTAACCATAATATCTTTGGTGCGCATTCGTTTATCTATCTTCATGAAATATCTATGCTCCATAGCCAGTAACATAGTATAAACCATAGTAGACCACACAGAAACTCCAATAAAACATGGTAAAAATTTAGACCATCTATCCAATGCTCCCATAGAAACAAGACGAGAAAATGCATCACCAAGAGGACCATTTGTACCTATAATACGAACCTTGTCTATAGGATCATCAGGACCACGAACTTCATTTTTAGCAAAAAATCTAGTGACCAAAGTAACAACCCAATCCCAAGCAGAGGTACCACGTTGAACCTCTTTAAACAATTGTTTACAATAAGCTATAACATAAGGCTGAATATCCCTCTTCTTTAAATTTTCATCAAATG